CCGCCAGATGCTCTTTGCCCGTATCGAAGAAGTGCAGGACGAGTATCAGGCCAAGGGATGGCTGCCGTTGCGCCTGAACCTGAACAAGGGCGTGGTGCGCGGCCTGATCGAGATTTTCGCATGGGGGTTGTATCAGCTGTACCAGTTTCTTGCCGCCATTCTTGTGGAGGGCATCCCCAAGCAGGCCAGCGGTGAATGGCTGGACCTGCACGCAGATCAGGTCGAGCAACCGCGCAAGCAGGCCACCAAGGCCACGGGCAAATTACGGTTTATTCGCCAGACCGCGCAGGGCAACACGCTTATTCCCGCAGGCCGCATTGTACGCACCATGCCGGACGGCACCGGCGCAACATACCGTTACATCTCTATTGCCGACACGGTTATAGCTGAGGGCCAGACCGAAGTGGCCGTGGCTGTTGTCGCCGAGGAGTACGGAGCCGCCGCCAACCTGACCGCGGGACAGGCGCTGGAGCTCATTACTCCGGTCAAGGGCATTACCGCCGTGGAAGTCCGGGCCGATTGGCTGGATACCGAAGGCGCGGATACCGAACCGGACAGGCTGGTACAGGCCCGTTATCCCTTGGCATGGCAGGGCAACAACGGTTCCTCATATCACGTCTACAAGCGGGCCGCGTTGGGAGTAACCGGTGTGGTGGCCTGTACCGTGCTGGATCAACATCCCCGTGGTCAAGGCACCGTGGACGCGATCATCAAAGGCGCGGCTGGCATTCCTACCACCGACCTGCTGGATAAGGTGCGGGCCGCCATCGATGCCGAGGTTTTCGTAAATGACGATCTGCTTGTCAAAGCCCCGCAGGCCATTGCGGCGGCGATTACCGGAACTCTGTTCCTGTTACCGGGCACGGTAGTTGAAACCGCGCTGGGAGCAGCGGAAAAGCGCATTCGTGCGCTGTTCACGGACCCGACTACCGTTTCGGGTATATCTCCCCTGCAGATTGGAGAAGATCTGGCATTGGACCGCCTTACAGCCGCGGTCATGGCGGTACCCGGTGTCAAACGTGTGGAATGGACCGGCCCCGCAGCGGATGTGGTCGTGCCCGACGACGGTTTGGCCATTCTGCAATCATTGACGCTCAGCCATATGGAGGAAGCTGCATAATGGCCCGCGTTTTCTGGCCATACTTCCGAGATGTGCTGCGCTGGCCGCTCATCTTTCGCCCCGGACCGCTGGCGGCGCTGGTCGAGGGGATAGCCCGTGTCTTTGACGACGTGCGCGAGGACATCCTCTGGCTTCGGGATCAGCTCAACCCCGCCACCTGTGAAGCTGATGGCGTTGATGATCTGGCGTCCGGACGCGGCATTGAGCGTCACCCGCTGGAAACGGCCGCGCAGTTCCGCAACAGAGCCGTTACAGCCTACGCGTGGCATCGGCAGGCGGGCAAGGTGCGCGGCATGTCCCGCATACTGGAACACTACGGCTATCCGGGATGCTCCATCCGTAACATGCGTGATGACGACCCGGAGCGCTGGGCCGAGTTCATGCCCGTTGTGCCGGTCGGCAGCGGGCTGGACATGCAGGATTACGCGCTCATCACATGGGCAGCGCAGGAAACCAAACCGGCCCGCTCCAAACTGGCGGGGCTGAACACCCGCCACAGAGCCGCCAATGCCGCGACGCACAGCGCCATGGCGCTCGTGCTGTCCTCCGTGGTGCGGCTGGAATACGAGCGCCCGGACTCTACCAAGGTCGCCGGGGCCGTCCGGATAGCCGGGCACATGCATATTGTCAGCAGAATCAGATTATAAGGAGAGCACCGTGAGCCTTATCATTACCAAAGCGGGCTTGTTGGCCCTGAGTGCGGCAGAAACGTCAGGCGCGAAGCTGCAGGCTACCCATATGGCCGTAGGCGACGGCTCGGGCCAGCCCCCGGAACACACCAACGCATCCACGGCGCTCGTCAATGAAGTTTGGCGCGGCGCGCTGGATGCCATCACCCTGCGAGAAGACGGGCAGACGGAAAGCGGGCAGGCCGTGGAATTCCGCGCCCACATCCCCATGACAACAGGTGGCTGGTATATTCGTGAAGTTGCTATCTATGCGGATGATGTGCTGCTGGCCATTGGTGCACATCCTGTCATGTGGAAACCCTCGCCGGACGACCCCACCAAGCTGGAGCATACCATTTATGCCCCTGTGGTTTTTGGTAACGCCGCTACCCTTGCGCTGACCATTGATCCGTCTAAAGTTCTTGCCACGCAACAGGCCGTGGATGAGGCAGTTGCGGCACACAACGTCAGTCCCAACGCCCACGGTAACGTTTTTAAAGCTCTTGATGACCACATCGGGGACCAAAACGACCCGCATGCAACGCTGCCGCCTGGTGGCGATCCGGGGCAGACAATCATCAAGCAGACAGATGGACGTCTTGCGTGGGGCGCTGTTACGGGTATGCCTGTGGGCGCATTGCTTTTTTCCACCACCGGCACACCGCTGCCCGGCACAGTGGCGGTCAATGTTAAACAAAAATTTACACTGGGCACCTACCCCCAGCTGGAAGCATGGGTGCGCAGCTGCGGGGGCTATCTGGCCACAGAGGCGGAATGGGACGCAGAGGCCGCTGCACAGGAAGGCTCCTGCGGCAAGTACTGCCTGACGGATACGCATATCATTCTGCCTTGCTACAGACACTACTTCTCGGCCGCGCAGAATGGTGCGGCGGGTAAGGCGGCAGGCGACTGGGCCGGTGATGCCATACGGAACCTTACTGGTGAACTCAAGTCATCCACTTCGCCTAACAGCCTTTTCCCAAGTCTCAGAGACACCGCTTCTGCAACCGGCGTCTTTCAGGTCAATGCAGAAGACCTTGGCGGGCGTATTGACCAATCCGTGAACACATACATTGCTGCGGAGCGTGTCTTGTTCGACGCTTCCCGCGTGGTCCCCACGGCCGACGAAAACCGCCCGAAAACCAGTTATCTGCTGCCCTGCATCAAAGCCTTTGATGTGGCTGTAAATACCGCACAGGTGGACATGCAGGCTCTTGCTGCACAGGTCAGCGCCATTAACGGCAACAAGGTTGACCGCAGCGAGTGGACGCAGAGTCTGGGCGAAAGCGGCTGGCAACGGCTGCCCAGCGGGCTGATTCTGCAGTGGGGCACCGGTTCTGTATCAACTGGAGTCGCCACAGAGGTAACGCTGCCGATCGCCTACCCGAACGCGCAGCTGTCTTGCGTTGCTGTTATCGGCATTGACTACGGTTCTGTCGGCAACGACGCCATCGCTGTATACAACAGGATGGCAGGCAAGTTCACCCTGAAGGGAGAACACTCCGGTTCAACTGTAATGCCATATTCATACATCTCCATCGGCTACTAAGGAGGCCGCGCAATGAAATACAGCCCTTCAACAAACGCATTCTACCATCCCGCAGTTCACGGCCATGCCATTCCTGCCGATGCCGTGGCCGTCAGTCCCGAAGAGCATGCCACACTGCTGGCCGCACAGGCGCGGGGGCAGATAATCCGGCCCGATGAAAACGGCTGTCCCGTGGCTGTTACGCCCGCCGCACCGCCTGCGCCTACCCGCGCAGAACTGTACACGGCAAAACAGACGGAAATCCGCGACGGGGCCGAATCCATGCTGACCGCGCTGGCCGCGGAGTACGCTCCGCTGGAACGCCAGACATGGGACCAGCAGGCGGCAGAGGCCGAAGCCCTGCAGGCGGATGCGGACGCACCGGCCCCGCTGGTGCGGGCCATTGCCGTCACGCGGGGCATGCCCGTGGGTGAGCTTGCCGCCCGTATCCTTGCCAACCGCACCGCATGGGTTGCCGTATCCGGCCATGTGGTAGGCCAGCGCCTTGCCTATCAGGACGCGTTGGAAGCAACGCGGGGACTGGACGATGTGCAGGCGGCAGACGCCATACAGGGCATCAACCCCGTCTACATACTGCCGGAGGTCAACAATACTTAATGAGTGTGGTGAAGTTGGAATAATCTGCAACTTCTAGTGTTCTCTGACAATTGATAGCGATGCAAAAAACGAAAGCGGCCCGGTAGGTGCCGGGCCGCTGACATACTGTTGGAGCAGGCGGGGGACCACAATCCCCCACCGGCGCGGTGTTCGCCCACCGCACCACGGCCCCACGGATGTTTACGAGACTTCCGTAGAGATATACCGCTGCTCCGGTTGCCTGATCAGGCCGGAATGGTTGTATCCGGGGGCAAGCAATCTGACAACCAAAATGAGAAAAGAGATACGCTGTGGCCACTGCAATAAGCTGTTGGCCAAGGGAGAGGTCGCGGAACTGGAAATCAAGTGCCCGCGTTGTGGAACATTCAACCATGTGAGTGCCGAGAGCCCCAAGACAGAACGGCAGGACCGTCAAAACGGATAACTACATGACTGACGAAAGGAAGCTTCCATCTCTGCCGAAGGAGGCACCAGGGCGCCCCGCAACAGAACGCTACCGGGAACAATTTGGTGTGATTGTACTTTGCACTGATGAGGCAGAGCACAAAGAAGTGTATGAACGTCTGATAGCTCTTGGGTTTAAATGCAAGGTGGTGCGTACATGAGGATCAAAGTGCACAACACCTGCCCGGACTACAACAGCTACCGCGCCGCGAGCGTTAAAAGCCTTTTTAATGTGGAACAGGGAAACCACTTCACCCTTGAGGCGGACTTGCCCGTCGAAGAAGTCCCCTGGCAGATAGGGCTCGTTATAGGGCCGTCGGGTTCAGGCAAATCGTCAATAGGAAAACGGTTGGGTGAAGCAGGCTTTTGTTTTCACCAAGAATCCGCATGGCCCGCCGATGCCCCTATTATCGACGCCATCGCCAAAGATGGAAACTGGCAGGATGTGACGGGGGCGCTCTCGGCTGTGGGGCTGGGAGATGTGCCCTCATGGCTGCGGCCCTATCATGTACTTTCCATGGGTGAACGCTTCCGGGCTGAACTGGCCCGCATAATCAGTGAGCCGCCCGCAAAGATAGTTATCGACGAGTTCACCTCTGTGGTTGACCGGCAGATAGCAAAGGTCGGCGCCCATGCATTTGCAAAGGCGTGGCGCAGGACCGGTGGGCAAGCCGTATTGCTATCCTGCCATTACGACATCGTAGAGTGGGTGCAACCTGACTGGATGTTTGATACGGCGACCGGCCAACTTGCACGGGGGTGCCTTCCACGCCCCCCAATTACACTGGAAATCCGACAATGCGGCTGGGAGTGGTGGCCATACTTTGCACCGCATCATTATTTAAAACTACCACAAATGATTGCGGCCACATGCTATGTGGGCTTCATTGACGGTATACCGGTGGCGCATCTGGCGGTGAGCACCCGGTCACGTTACGAAGCGCGGGCCTGCCGGCTGGTTGTTATGCCAGAATGGCAAGGAGCCGGGGTCGGCCTGCGTTTTCTGAATGCCGTATGCGATATGTGGCGGCGAGGCAAAAACCGCTATGGTATACCAATGCCCGTTTTGTTTCATACTTCACACCCCGGCCTTGCGGTTGCCCTGCGCCGTCGACCGGAATGGTGCCAGGTCAGCGCCCGGCTGCATGGTGAAAGTAAGATTCGAAGCCGGGATAGTATAGCCAGAAGCGCCCGCAAGAGGGGAAAGCAGTCCCCAAAATCGGGTTATGGAGGTCACTTCCGGGCGGTACAGGGCTTTCGCTACATGGGAGATCGCCCATGAAGGTGGCCATCTTAGGACAAGGCTGGTTGGCCACAGAGGTTTTGCACGCGCTAGGCGGAATACCGGCCCTTAGTATTGTGGCCGCTTCACCGGAAAAAACTGATGACCGCTTTATGCTTGCCCTGAAACACACGGGGGTTCCGGTCATACCAAACCTTAAGCATCTGCCGCACTGCGACCTCATGGTGGCAGCCCACTGCCATCGTTATATCGGTGCGGGGGCTTTACTCAAAGCCCGACACGGGATTCTCGCCTATCACCCGTCGCTGCTCCCAAGGCACCGCGGGCGTAACGCAATCCACTGGACGCTGGCCATGCGTGATCCCATAGCCGGTGGCTCTGTTTATCTGATGGACGATGGTGTTGATACCGGAGACATTGTCTGCCAAGACTGGTGCCATGTTCTGCCGAACGATACCCCACAGACCTTGTGGCGGCGCTCTCTGGGGCCAATGGGGGTGCGCCTTCTCACCCAGGCCGTCACATGGCTTGTAAGAGATGGCACCTTGCATACAATGCGGCAAGATGAACGATGCGCCACATGGGAGCCAGCATTGGCCCGTGAGCCTCTCAAAAATACAATCTAAAAACAGGTGCCCCGGAATACCGACCGGGGCACCAAATTTTAACTCTCGAATTTCCCATTTTGAAATGGCAAAATTCTCAAATAGAGTGTCAGCTTACACCATTTTTTAACATGCTGTAGATACAGCATTTTCACGGCTTGCGACTTTACGCAAATTTTACGCATTCGCGCGTAAAAAAATGCGTAAAATAGACTGATTTTGAACAGTACGAAAAAAGGCCTGATCGGCGGAAACCCGCGTCAGGCCTTGAAATTTCTGGAGCCAGCAAACAGAATTGAACTGTTGACCTGCTGATTACGAATCAGCTGCTCTACCAACTGAGCTATGCTGGCAAATGAGAAGGGCCTTATAGCCTCATCCTGTGCACAGGTCAACAGTCTCCCGTTGTCCAATTACATTTTATTTACGACATTCCGGCACAGTGGGCACCGGCTGCGGTTATTTTGCCCTTTTCCTGTTTTCTTGCTATCTGGCAATAAAGAAGAAAACAGCTTATCAGGAATAATTATTGACAAGCTGCTTATTCTTGAATAGAAGCGTTCTTAACAACTTGTT